AGCCTGTACTGATCCAATCTGTTGGGTCATTAAAGCCACTACTCATGCCTGAGATACTTTTAGTTAAGTCCTTACGAAACTTACTAACATCAAATGATTTAGCCATATTTTCTCCTATCTAAAAAGCTGAACAATTAAAAAGGGTTGCAATTCAATAATGCAACCCTTTTAGCATTGCTGTTATTATTGACCTTGACGTGCTCTGATCATTGCAAGAATGTCATTTGCATTGCCACCTTCTGTAGGTGCTGCTGCTGGTGCTTCTGCTACTGGAGCAGGTGCTACTGGAGCCGCCTCTGGTGTCGGTGTTGGTGCAGGTGCTGCTGGTGCTGCTGGAGCACTTTGGCTAACTGCTGTTGCATTAGGTGATGCTGTTTGTGTTGGATCACCAGTACGTGCTTGCATACCTGCTGGACGGAAGTAATTACTCCAACGTTCAGGATCATATGCTTCGCCGTCTACTGACGCTTCAAACATTTCTTGCATTACCTTAATTTCCACGTCACCTGGCTTTTTAGGTAGGAAGTCATTTAGATTGAACAACCCGTGTGTATTAACAGCGTTCATTTCGCTATCGCTTAATGGACGATCTCTACGTGCCCAATTACTTGTGCCGTAGTCTGCATATCCGCCTTTGGATGTTTTGTTAAGACGGAAGTCTACACCTGCTGTCATATCTGTTGGCAACTCTTCCATATCTGGATCCATAAGAGCCGCTTTAATGATCTGGAAGATCTGCGGGCCAATAATAAATCTACGAATTGGATTCTCAGGTGCCTGATCATCAGCTAATGGATTATCTGTAACAAATCCTTGGAAGATGTATGAACGTTTCTTCCAATATTTACGACCCATATCTTCTAGACTTGGATCTTTAAACCAACCACGTACTTCGTTAAGAATGTTACATGTTTCGCCGTACATTTCCATACATGGAATTTGTACTTGTATCGGACGTGAGTCAGTTTGACCTTTGATACCTGCAAATGGAAGTTTGATCATCAAACGCTCTTTCCAAAAGAAAGTGTTATCAGTATCGCCATCAGGTAAGAAACGCATCGTTGCCGACTCGCCTTCCTTGATATTCCAAAATGGGTAAATTGGGTTTGGACCTTGTGGTCCGCGGTTTCCACCTCCGCTGTTCGCTTCTTGCTCTTTGAGCTTTGCACGGATTTCTGCTAATGATGCCATAGTTAATGCCTCCTATAAATGCCTATGTCTGCTTTGTAGCTACATTGCTACGTTGTGCCTAATTAAGTTTGTAGCACAGTTATTATTATAACACCTCTACAAACTTTGTCAAGTCTTTTTGGAAGAAAAACTTAAAAAACTTATAACAGGACTATTATAGCCCTGCTAATCTCATAATATCATCTGACAAATGCTTGTCTTTGATTGCGCCTTTTTCTTCTTCACTTGCGCCATCACGTCCGGCTTTTTGTAGTTCTTCAAAACCTTTTTTGCCGTACTTCTTAATTCCAATATGTCTTTGTAGTCCGCTTTCGCCTACTTCGTCATCTCTGTATCCCATTACTTCTGATACACGATTGTTAATCTTTTCTAGGAATTGCTTTGCAGGATTAATAAAGTGTTCACCATAATCCTTTTCTACCATAGTAAGGATAGCTGTTTCACCTTTTGGAAACTGTCCTGTTGTGTAATCAAAGTAACTTAGTATGAACTCTCCTAATGGAGTCTTTTGTTCTTCTGATGCTAATACTATCTCGTCACCATCTGGGCCATCAATTTTATCGCCTTTTTTCTTGCCATTCATTTTGGCTTTCTTTACAGCGTGTGCGTATGCATTGCCTTCGTCTGCATCAGTTTCTTTTTCGCCGAACTGTCCCATCAAATCTTCAAATGCTGATTCAATTTCATCTTCATATGTAGCAAATCCACCTGGCGGTAAACCTCTACTTGCTCCGCTTGGACCTGTTCCCATCGAATAAGGCATTTGCAATACTTGACCAACTTGTAATGCACTAGGGTCAGTAATCTTGTTAATGTCCATAATCTCTTTAGCAAACTCTTGTACGTCTCCGCCCATATTGTTTTGATCATTAAACATTTTTGCAATAGCAAATATTGTCATACCAGGACGAACTTTAACTGTGTCTGCTGGACCTTGAACTTGATCTAATGATCCTGTTTTTAGTGGATTTTCTTCTAAATCTTCTGGACCTAATTCTTTTGCTTTGTTTGCTTCACTTACTAGTTTATAAATGTATGGAAACACATCTGATAGTTCTTCGTTAAACTGTTTAATAGTTAATTGGTCAATCCAATTCTCTGCAACGTCTGTTGGTACATCTTCCATCATTGGTTTTTCAAATGCTTCAAATGTTTCTTTATAATAAGTTTCACGCTGTAGTCCTTTTAATGACTTACGTATAGTTACCATTCTTTCAGTAACCGCATCAACGTATCCTTCTAAGCCTTCAGCCATTACACTTGAACGACCCATATAAGTTTTGAACTTGCGTAACTTACTTAATTCTTCTGACATACTAACAATGTGTGTTCCAAAATCATCATAAGGTGCACCGCCTTCTGATACATGTCTTGCCATTGCTCTTGCACCACTTAGGTGCTTGTATGGATACTTGAATCTTTCTCCATCATTATTTTCAACGTATATTGCGCTAATGTGTCTTGTTCTGTCTGCGGCGCTTTCTTGGTTTACAGGAGCATTATGTTTAATGCTTACTCTTGCTGTTCCTATATTTTGGAAACTATTTTTACTAGTTCCATACATTGCTGATTCTGTCATCTGATCTTCCCCGGTGCGAGTTAATGCTAAAAATTTGTAATCTCTTCGATCTAAGTTTGACTTAGTAATATTTCTTGTATCAAAATTTAACAATCGTTTTTTACTAAACTGTCTTAATTCTTTTAAGAAGTTATACCAATTGTCCTGTGTCATTTGATCTTCATTAGCAACAAAGTCATTGCTATACATAACAGAAACACTATTTTCGTCTAAACTAATACTTACTTTACCTAAAGAACGTCCAGCCTCTTTATATTCAAAATCATAAAATCTTGCTTCACCTGGTACATTAGTAACTTCACCTTGATCGGTTCCAATAGTAACACTAGGAAAACGTCCACGTATTTTATTGAATAGGTCTTCTGCTATATTCTCTAAGTTCTTCATGTTAGTATTTATCAATAGTTGCCACTAATGAATATGGGCATGGGTGCTTCATAATCATCTATATCTTCTGCTTGTGTAAAGGTATTATAAACTCTAGGATCCCAGTCTTTTAGTACTGCCATCATTCTTATAGTTAATAGTGTAGCACTAACAAGATCGTCACCTAGACCAGACTTTGCTTGATAACTACTACCTGTAGCAACAAAGCCTTTTAGTTCACTAATCAATGGTTTAGATTTAATAACCATTTTATCATTTTCAATCATAGTCTTTAATCTACTACATGCTGTAATCTTTGTGCTATGTGTAGTGTTAAATCCTTTACGGAACTTGCGTACATGTCCTTTACGCATTGGTTCACTTACAAATAGTCCGGGTATATTTTCTTCACCAAAATCATTTATCACTAATAATGCTGCTTCTCCTATACCGTTATTTTCTACACTCCAATATATACCGTTAGTATTACCTGTTTCTTGATGTAGGTACTTACATATATCAGATAGTACTCTAATCTGCCCAGGTATTGCTGTTTGGTTATGTTGCCATTCTGCTACTTGTTCGTAACTAGGTAATTCAAAAACTTGTATAGCTGCATTGTCGCCACCTGTACCCATACTAGGATCAAGTCCAACTGCATATGTATATTGACTGGTTGGTTTTTTATACCAACGTGTTTGCCCCATATTTAACATTGGGCTTCCGCCTTCCATTACAGCAAGTTTTATACTGTTAATGAGAGTTTCGTCAAATACTAAGAATTCGCAACCATACTCACGTCTAAACTTTTCTTCACCAATACGACCAATTTCTTCTTCTTTCCAGGCCTCGTCTCTGTCAGGGTGTTCATCCCACTGTGCAACAAAACTATGAAATCCGTTTATACCCAGTTCATTTTCATTGCCGTGTGCATCAAACTTTTCTTCTGCTTGTTTCCAAATAGTAGCAAATGTATCTTCATCACTGTTAGGTGTACTAGTAATAATAGCACGACCACCTGTTGCTAGTGTAGGTGATATTGATGTCCAAAACTCTTCTGCGAT